AACAGACTTTTTCTTCTAATTCTTTAGATGAGAAAGATTCTAAAGAATTAGAAGAAAATATAACGTGCATCGAGCCGAAAAAACGCTCTTCTCCAAAACCGAAATCAAACCCGACGCCTTATCAGGATATCTACGAGATGTTCATCTCTATCTGCTCAACCCTTCCTCAAATCCAAGAACCGAACGAATGGGCCAAATCGCGACGCGATTGTGTGGGCGCCCGCTGGCGTGAACATCCGGATATCGGTTTTTTTTACGATCTATTCCATCGCGTGAATAATTCTGATTTTTTATCTGGTCGCGCAAAATCGTTCAAGGCTGGATTCGATTGGATATTCAAACCCGCGAACCTTCAAAAGATACTCGAAGGAAACTATGACAACCGGGATACTAACGCGCAGAAGTTCGCGGGGCTAAAGGCATTCTGGGAGGAAGCGCAGGCGGAGGAGGCGATAAAGAATGGCGTTAAGTAAGCAAGTGTTCACCGAGGCAATGATGCTGCTCGGAACCGTTTACGAAAAGCTCCGCGGCATTACGAGCAACAAAGAAGTGCTCAAAGCGTGGTACTCCGTGCTGAACGATATGACGGATGATGAACTCAAAGCCGCGGTGGATGATTATGTAAGAACGAGCAAATACGCCCCCGTACCCGCCGACCTGTGGGAACGCGTGAACGCGATGCGCGAACAGCAACACCCGGAGCTCAGCGCAGAGGAAGCGTGGGGTATCGTGTACCGCGATATCTCGCGATATGGTTACTACTCCGAGCCAACATACGATGATTGGAAGCTGGAAGCGGCGAAGAACTCCATCGGCTGGGGAACGCTATGCGACCTCACGGAGAACACGCTGATGCCGACCCGCGCGCACTTTATGCGGATATACGGCAGCTTCGCGCAACGGGAGAAGGCGGCAACTCAAACCAACAACCCGATGGCGATAGCGTTCGTGAACAATCTCGCGCGAGAGATCGCCGGGAAGGCCACAGCGCCGATAAAGGAGCTGGGAAAGGGATGATCATTGAAATCCCCGATCTGCCGCCCTCCGTGAACCACTACTTCAAACGTTCCCGCAACGGGCGGCTATACCTCGACGCGGAGGCGCGGGCATTCGTTGAAATGGCGCAACTGATAGCCAAACAAGCGGCAAAGAAAGCGCGATACAAGATAATTCCGGCCGGGAAGTTCTTCTATCTCGTGATCGGATTTGAGTTCGCCAATCGCCGATTCGCGGATCCAAACAATATGCTCAAGATACTGATAGACGCGCTGCAAGGGATCCTATTCGAAAACGACAAATGGGCGCTGCCGATGGTCGCGAAAGCTGAGATCACCGGCAGGAAGCACACAACCGTGAACGTACTTGCGTACGGGAGGGAGATCAAATGAACAAGCTAATCGTCAGCGGCTACATCGGCCGCGATCCGGAAATTAAATATCTACCGAGTGGGGATCCCGTCGCGAACTTCTCGCTCGGTGTAAGCCGGCCAAAAACCAAGAACAATGATAACCCCGGAACCGATTGGCTCCGTGTGGTCGCGTTCGGGAAGGTATGCGACACGATCAGCAACTACTTCGCCAAAGGAACCGGCCTCATCGTCGAAGGTCACATCCGCACCAACACCTACGAGGCGCAAGACGGGACAAAACGCAACTCGACCGACGTGATCATGGATCGGTTCGAGTTCTTGCCCCGATCCACGCGAGACCGTGAGCAAACCAAGTCCGAGACGTTCGACGAAGAGCCGCTTGTCCCGCCAATACTATCCAACGAAGACGAGGTCCCGTTCTAATGCTCGCCGGCATACTCATCGGCATATTCATCGGCGCGCCGATTGGGATGATCATCGCAGCGTTGCTCCGGGCATCTGGGGACGACGAAGAGCAAAACGCGTTAAACGGCCCCAAAACGCGCGATAAAATCCGCCGTGACAAAACACTCGCAACTCAACCCGAACGTCGCCCGTAGGGGCTAAAAACAGCCTTAAAATCGAAAACTACATTGGAGGGGACTATGGAATTTACAGTTGACAAGAAAACTCTCGAAAATGCGATGACGAACATTGTATCCGTTGCGCCGGCAAAGGCGATTAAGCCGATCCTATCAAGCGTGCTGATCGAATGCAGTGATGCCGTATACCTGTACGCAACGGATATGGAAACATCGATACGGATCAAACTCGAAGGGGCGAGCGCGCAATCGCCGGGCAAGACCGCCGTGGACGCCAAGACGCTCTTTGAGATCGCCAAAAACGCGCCGAGCGCTCAGCTGAACATCAAGCAAGAAAACGAAGCGACGCTTGACGTGTACAGCAACGGCGGAGTCGCAAACATCCCAATGCTCGACCCAGAAGACTTTCCGGCGCTGATATTCGATTCAACGGCTGAACCGATCGAACTCATCCCGACACTCTCAAGCGAGATTGACCGCGTTATCTATGCGATAGCCGCCGATCCAATGATGCGCGCGTTGAACGGGCTACACTTCGAAAGCGTTGGCGGCCATCTCCGGTTCGTCACGGCGGACGGGTTCAGGCTTGCGACAATCGACACCGCGCAACCAATCCCGGACATCGAGGCGTTCACGATACCACTTGGCGGGGCGAAAATATTCCTCTCATTCCTGAAGCGCTATCCGGCGCTCGTGAGGTTATACAATAATATCACCTCGTTCGGGATAGAATCTCCGGACACCAAGGTTATCATCCGCAAGCTCGATCTCCAATATCCAGATTATCGGCGCGTGATTGGCGCAATGCACAAAACAACCGTAACCGTAGACCGTGACGCGCTGATAAAGACTGTCAAGTTCGCCCGCGTGGTTACCGCTGAGGCAAAGGAAAGCGTGTTGATGAGTGTAGCAAACAAAGAACTCGTGTTCACCGCGCGTTCTACCGGCAAAGGCGCAATGAACGTATCTGTCCCGTGCGCGTTTGAAGGGCCGGCGTTGAAAATCGCATATAACCCAGACTACTTCCTGGAATCCGCGCAACACGTTAAAAGCAGCGATCTGACAATACGGCTTGGCACGCCAGCGGAGATTATGCGATTGGAAGATGGCAACGCCTCGCATTACATAATGCCGATTCGATCCACGGAGGTGTGAGATGGCGAAGATACTATGCGTTCCAGCGATCAGCGACATCGATGACGTGGTGGGATACGTAAACGCCCGCGGGGTATACCTCGAACGGAGCATTGTCGAGACGAACTACGCGTACCGGCAACTGATACCATATACGGTGCTGTTCGACCGTGCGAGAGGCGACAACGGCAAGATACTTGCTTACAAACGGCAGAAGACGAGCAGCGAAGGCCGGTTGCACGATCAACTCACCATCGGGATCGGCGGGCACGTGGAAGAGAACGACGGATACGGCTGGCCTGCGGTAGACAACGCGAGACGGCGCGAGATGTTCGAAGAGATTGGCGTAACACCGGTACATCTCCAATACCGAATCAGCATTATGCTGCACGAAACCGCTGTTGATCGCGTTCATCTTGGCGTGGCGTCGTTTTGCACGAAGTGGGCAGGCGAACTCAAACCATCGGACGAGATACCGGAGTGGCGTTGGCACACGATCGAGGAGCTCGATAAGATGCCGCTCGAATCGTGGTCGCGGTACATATTGGATACGATGCTGGGGAGGGTATAAAATGAGCGAACGAAATCTTATCGCAATCGCAGAGTCCAATGCGCGATATCACTCTCAAAAATAGCCGCGTATCCAATGCGGACGTTGTGCGGATGCTGCAGAGTTACAAGGCAAACGTGCAACGTTATCTCGGCTGCCGCGTGCATCTGGCCTTGTTGCCTTCCGGTGAGATTGACTGGTATCTGAGCGGGCATCCAAACGAGCTCGCGTGCCTGAACGATCAGGTGCGCGCGGGTTTGTTTATCAAGTTCTTCGATCGCTGGTACAATCAGCTCCCGCGAGAGTGCCGCACGATCCTGTTCCACTGCTATATCAACCACGACTTCGAGCCCGCGAATACCATGAGCGCGTGGCTGGAGTACGAGTGGGGCCGGATGAAGTTTAGGACGCTGCCGGTGCGGCGTCTGGCAGTGTTGTTCGATTGCTCGACGAGTAAGCTGTACAAGATGAAGCGGTTCTGTTTGGAGAGGCTGACGGGGATAATAAACGAGGAGGTGGCCAATGATGGGGGATAAGATGTACTCACGAGTAACTGCTTGGCGCTATACCGGTTCGACACTTCCCAAATCGGTTAGTTCTACGAATAGGATAAAGAGGCGCGAAAGCGCCTCTTTTGTTGCCAAAATAACGGAATAGCACGAAAAACGGCGAAAATACGAGTTTATCTAAGTATACTTTGGGTTCAATGTGATAATCAAGAACAATCAAGGATAAACATTTGTATTCGCAAAGATAGCGTGTTGCGATATGCGTGAGAATCGATTATACTATGTATGTAAGAGGTTGATGAGGGTCTTTGAAAAAGTGAATAGAAAGGAAGGAAGAAAAAACCAAAAAAATTAAGGAGGAATCAAAATGAAAAAACTTAACGCAGAAAAGACTTTTTTCGTAGGCACCATGACCGATGAGGAAGGGGAACAGTACAAAGCGAAAGCGGAGGAGTTATTAGCGAAAAAATTACC